GGTATAGTTGCAATAGATTCAACGACAGCATTACCTTGATTTGTTGATGCAAGCCTTGTTGGATCACTTGTTTCTATAGTTACATAGCCAGTTGATTGAGGAGATGTTTCTGTAATCGTAACAATAGCCGCAGAAGGATTAGCCACAGTAAAATCTGGATGAGCGTTTATCCTGGTAAATATGTTATCGGCTGTTGTGTTGTTATTTGTATGCGGTCTAAAGCCAAATGTTGTATCAGCTGGAGCAGAAGCACCAGCCGCTTCACTTTTAAATATTATAGTTTCACCATTTGACTTGGTTATCTTAATAAGAGATCCAGTTGCTATATTTGCATAATCAGAAACAGTTATTGTTGCATCACCAAATCGACCACCTAGTATATGTTCATGCCAAGCTACAACTTGTTCTTCTCGTCTATATGTCATTCCAACTAAAAAGCCATTAGTTAAAACACACCAGATAACATTGTCTGGTTCTTGTTGCCAAGCCATTTCAACAACACCAGTTTCAGTTATATGTTCTGCAAGTATCGTTAGATCTGGCGCATTATAACTATCAGTATCGAAGTTAAACACTAGCTCTCTTAATTTTCTCAAAGCTCGTTGAACGAATAATGTTACTGGTCCTACGTTTATAGGTTGTATATCAGCTGTTCCATAACTAGCTTGTCTTTTAATCTGAGCGTTAGTTGGACTTAATGGTTCAGCAGATCCACTTGCCGACACAGCAAACTCACCACCACTCGTGCCAACAATCAAAACCCTAGATGATGCAAGATACCTTATGACGTTAACCTGGCTAGATCCAATCGTATAGCTCAAGGCATCACCAGCGTTTACACCATCTGCAAAATCTTCAAAGTCACCAGCCACCGAAAAGAATACTGTTTGTGGTTGATTTGTTGTTGCTGCAAAAACCAAGCGTTCTTCATAAAAACTTACACACGCTGGAAATCCAGTAGTTGTAGAAAATGCACCCAGACTAAAGCTATCATCAGCTTCTAATTTACCAGCAACAGTAATTGATTGACCAGCTGCTTCGTCTACCACATCAACAGAAGGAGCAAATAACATTGTATCGTCTGTAACTTGCACCAGTAAAGCGGAGCTATTATTGTTTGCTGATGTACCAGCTCCAGTAATAACTACCTTTTGCCCTACCTTAAATCCTTCTTTTACAAAGTTTGCAGCACTATCAACTATTCTATCATTATGTTCTAAGCCAGTTGAACTCGGATCACCTTCAGCAAAGCTAAGTGTTGTGGCTGTCATACTTGGCATAAGCTCAGTACGACCAGATTTGTTTTCTTGCACCGCTGCTGTAACAGTTGTGGCATTAGTAAACGCTGTAATCTTAGCAAAACCATCATGTAACTTAACTAATCTGCCTACATCTGTTGCAGCAAATGTGCTGGCGCTTGCTGTTATTGTTACGCTACCAGTTCTACCATTTGAAGTTAATGTAGTGGATGAAGTGTTTTCGTCTTGCATAGGACCACGCCTAAAATCAACAGCGGTAATCGACCACGCTGTATGGCTTGTCCTGGATATTTTATAAACTGGATGTGACGGATGAACTAAATACATAACGTCAGCGCTTTGTGTAAACTTAATTTGCGCCACTTGTGCTGATGTATAAACAGTTGTTACTTCAACAGCAGATCCACCGCTTGTAACTGTACCTCCATCTTTGTGTATTCTAAAATATTGATTGCCAAATTCTAATATGTAGGCTTGCTCAACATTAAATTCAAAAGGTATTAACCTTGTTGTATTAGCGCTGGCTTTGACTGTGTTAACATAAATAGTTCCAGGTCTACGACTAGCTCCACCATGCGGATGAATTGTGAAATTCTGCATGGTTTTTGCGCCATTGAAATACTTACTTATGTCAGTTCGGCCATCTAGCCTTGGTGACAACTCACCAGCAGTAAAGTTATTTAATGTTGGAGAAGCTTTCGCCATCTACAATCTCGCATTAATAAATGTGTTTGCAGCCAGTACATCACTATCAGCTATACTAGATGTGTTCGTTGTGTTGCCTTCTGTGGCATCCACAAACCTAGCTTCTGTTAATTTTTTCCTATAAAGTTCGTGCATGGTTGCGGTTAATGTTGTGCTACCAATTAAAGCGTAAGCTATATCAGCGGCTATAGCGGATTCTATTGTGTTGATTAATAACTGGTCATATTCGTTTGGGTCTATAACCCTAGCAACAAAAACAAGATTTATTGTGCTTTCATCACACAATAGTTTGCGACCTTCTATTTCAAATTTAATTTCTGGATCTGAAAGTTTTAACACTCTCAAACAAAATGGATCGGTTGGTAGTGTGAATTGTTTTGCATATGTGAAACTTGGAGCTACAGCATCTGGCGCTAATATCTGTCTGGTTATCAAACAGTTCCAAGGATGCGCTCTAAAGACACTATCTCTAACAAAACCATATCTCTGATTACATATTCGGCCAGCTTTACTATCCTCGTTAAGAGCTAAAATAGTAGATGCGCCTATCATATTTAATGCTGAGTTACATATATCAACCGCAGAAGCCATAATAATTCCTATAAAAAAGGACAGCGCATCACTACGCTGTCCTGGTTGTTTAGTTTACAACGTATTCAATAATGAATGACATTGATCCAGCAGTACCACCAGTTGCATTAAATGTTACTGCAACATAGTAATGGCCACCAGGATCAGATGAATCACCAGCAATCGTATAAACCTTATCACCACAAGTGGTAATATTCGCCGCTTCAAAACGAACATCTGTCATTGCTCCAGCATCAGCGACACTAGTTGCAAAACAATCTTCGTCTTTAACAACACCAGCGCTTGTGTATAAGCCAACATTGAAAGTACAGCTGTTACCAAAAGTGTCAGTACCAATCTTCAATGAAGTTATACTAGCGCCAGTTGGGATTGGAGCGAGCATGACAATATCATTGTCTGTGCTATCTCCAGCGGCTAGTTCAAGTGTTCCTTGAGCAATACGAGTAACGCCAGTTAAAAGGCTGGCATCTGTCATTACTACTGGAGTAGCTTCAAAGTTTGAAACTAGAGTTGAGTCTAATGTAGTCATATCAAGTTCTCCCTTTAAGCTGATTCATCACAAAGGACAGAAACCACTTTGGCTTCTTCCATTCGTGTAGAACCGAATGTTGAACAATAAAAGACTTGAGTTGAGTAGGACTTGTCTGCTCTCTCATCAATCTTCGCCATAACGTCTTTTCCGACAGCAAGCTTAACTCCATCTTCAGCCCATGCAAAACAAGTTCTGATGTTAGAAGCCACAGCTAATCTTGTAGACATGATGAATTTGAAACCCATAAAAGTATCAACTTCACCTTGAACAAGAGCCTTGATGTTAGAAAAATCACTTGATGTTACTTGTGTTGTACCAAGTAAAGCTTCAACTTGCGCTGGAGCTACAGCAATATATCTAGCAATAGAAGGATCAACAGAACCTTCATCAAGAATCTTCTTTGCCTGGATAAGTTTTGCGACTGTTAAATCAGCTGATCCATGAGCAATAATATTGCCAGAAACCATATCTGTATCAGTAGCACCACTTGAACCAGTTTTTGAAGTTCCAGTAGCCGCTGAGATAATTGAATCATCCATTGCTCTACCCATAGCAGCAGCAGCCGCTTGAGCATAAGTTGATGTAGGATCAATCAACATCCTTACTTTGTCAGCATCATCAATAAGATCTGCCCACTCATAAGTGTCCATAGTTACCATTCGTCTTGAATGAGGTGTATCAAGAATCTGTGTGTCCTGGTGTCTGCTTGTACGCTTGACAGCCGCAACACTTCCAACTTGATCGAAAAATGCTTTCTCACCAGTTACAGATTCTTCTGAAACAGCACCACGAAGCAACGAGCCTTTTTGTTGCGACAATAACTGTACGTTAGAACTAAACTGATTAACGAAAGCGGTAGTGATTTGTGTACTCATTACACTCTCCGTAAGTTTAAGTTTAAGATTAAAACGCTACCTGGGGAATCCAGACGTAAGTTTATTTGGTTTTGCGAGGGCTGTTGCTTATCTCGACTACTTTGCTAGTGTTTTTTGCAGAAGGACCTTTAGGTTTATCTCCTTGATTACACCATTGCAAATACTTGTCAGCTCGTTCTAGCGGATCATCTATAATTCTTCCAGATCCAGTTTCGAGTACCATCCTCAAAACTTCGAGCCTAAATTCATTTTCATCCATTACACCATCTCCCTATACCTCATAGCTTCATCAACAAAGAAACTATGCTGTGGATGTTTGGCATCCCAATAAGGCGTGTTAGGCGCTGTTAGTTCTGTAAGCTTTTCTGAAGCTTCATTTGGTGATAACCCACCAGACGTTTTCACGCCAGCTAACGTATCTTCGCCCATTTTTTCTTTCATATATTGTCCAATATTAACCATTGTTTTGATGATTGCTGGATGATCGCCTAGTTTCATACCATTACTAAGTGTTAAATCTTCAAATTCATCTACTGGAATAGAGCTAAAATTTTCTAAAACTCCCTTTCCAACAGCCATTCTATCGTCAAACGCCTGNCCATATTCTTTTTTAAGGTCTAAAGCCACNTGGTTTATCTGATCTTCTGTAACATTTGCAGTCTGTGTTACTTGGCTGCCACTAAATTCGTTATATTCATTCAGCAAAGCTTGTGCTTGGTGAGGTAATAACCCAACTTTATGAGCTGTGTTTTTAAACCAATTAACCATTTCGCCATTTTCGGCTTGGCCTTCGGCTAATTTATTCTCTAATTGGTATTCATCAGCGCTTGCTGGCCTACCAACTTTATCATAAAAACTGTTCCAATCATCTGATGTCGCAAACTTTCCAGGCTTGACCACCTTGTCAGCACCAATCATAGATTGAGCGTTTACATAAGACTTAGCTAGTGATCCTACGTCTTGGATTGTTTCTAAAGATTTATGACTTCTAATATCTTCTGGAATATCTGAGCGCCAATCATTCTGTACTGGCTGCGCAGACGGAGCTTGTCCANCATCTACTGGAGCTTCCGCTATCTGTGCTTCTTCACTCATGTTTCTACCATATCCTCTCTTATTTTAGGTTCTTGCAGCATTGATTTTAAAAAAAGCACTACAGTTCGCTGCCCTTCTCTGTAGGCTGTTTCGGTTGGATCGACTGAATAGGTTGA